GGCGTAGTGTTGCTTACGCTGCTCCATAAATTCAGTAGGGATCTTGCAGAGTAACAATCCGGCAACCTCAATATTGTCCTTAAAGCGACTATTGGGATCAACTAACATCTGGAACTTAGGTTGCTCTTCAATTCGTACAGGCTCCCAACCCTCACGCATCTTAGAAGATACGTTCTTAGCATCGGCCTGCCCTTGTGAGGCAACTCGAACCCAGCGATATGAATACCCCGGCTGTTTATCCGGCTCCGGTAATGCGGAAGCGGGTGCCCAAGACTGCGGACGTTCTACGTTGGATCGATTTTCAAGTTCGCGTGCAAGTCTGTTTTCTGCCATTTTAGTTCTCCTGTGTCTTCGCAAATTCCCGAGCATATTGCTCAGGGGTTAAACCTAATTTCTTAGCAATCATTAACTGCGACTGCTTGAGCACTATCTTTTTGGAGGATGTGCTACGCGATGCCGGAGCAACTACTGTGGCAGGTCGTTCGGTGCGCGTAACGGGCTTGCCGCCCCCGTTCGTCGTTTTAACTTCATCCCCGAAATTTTCGGGAAATTTATCGCGTATTGTTTTGTCAATACGCTGGTAATACTCGTCAGTCGTCGCATACGCCTGACCATTTTGTGCAACCAAGTCCTCATGCAGCCCTAATGCCAAACTTGTCATTAGCCTGTCTTTACCGAACCAAGGATTTCGCTCTTGCCACGAACTTGCTTTTGGATCCGGTCTAGGGACTTGCTCTTGGGGACTATTTACAGCAATTTCTTGGTTTTGTAAAGAGGGTCTGTAATTTTTTATTTGCTGGAGTTTATAGTTAACGGCGGCTAATTGCTCCTGCGCATCCACTACTTTGTCAGAATCCCCAGACTCATAAGCCTCTTTATAGGCCCGTTTAGCCATCTCCATCTCAAGTTCAGCGGCACTTTTTGCCGTGTCTATAAAGGATTTCTCCCCCTCAGACAACCTTGATTTTAGGCGCTTATTCTCTTCAAGAGCGTTTTTGGCAAAGGCCAAAGCCTCTTCCCGTTCCCTTGCAGCCTCATCTTTAGCCCGACGCTCATCGTGCCAGACCTTTTTCATCTGTTTCAGACGAATTTTTGCTCTATTTGAGTACTCTTCTAGCTCGTCTGCTTCTAATTCTTCAACAATTTCCTTTGGAAGCGGCGTCCTACCTCGATCTTCCTCCGGCGTGTCATCTTCAATTTCTATATCAACTTCGGGTTTTTCCTTAGCTTCTATTTCATTTTCTAGGGGTTTACCCTGATCTTCACCCTCTATTTCAAACTCAAAATCATCTTTCTTCTGTGCTTCAGCCATGTCTTACTCCTATTTGCGGCTGATTCCACGGGGGTCTTCAACTACTCCCTCGACAGAATCATCGTTGATGATGCGGAATTCACGACCATGAATCTTGAGCCGTGTACCTGCGTGGGGGCGCACGAGAATAAAGTCCCCTTCCTTACACCAAGGTCCTGATGGGAACCTTGCGGCATCCTTATAGCAATCCGGCCCCATCTTTACTACAAAAAGAACCGTTGTGAGTAGTTCTTCGTGCTGGAGAGTTAGGTCAGACTTAATAATTCCGCTTTCGTACTGCTCTTCGATGTTGGGAATTCCACACAAAATGCGATAGCCAGAAGGATCTGGTAACTGCTTTGCTTTTCTATCGTCGGTGTCGGGTAACACTGTTGCCTCGTTTGGGTCATCGGGATTTGTGCCGATTAGTAGTTCACTCATCAGAGTTTTCCATCCTTTCTGCTGTTTCTATAAGGATATTGTTTGCGATCAGAAGCCCACGGTAGATCCCACAGCCGTATTGATAGGCTCCGAAATCCTTGGCATTACCCAAAACCGTGTCCTGCTCGATTACTTTCATTTCCTCTCGTATCTTGTCTGAAAGATACTTAAGTAAGTCACTGCTCATTTACTCTCCTTTTTTGGAAGGTTGGGGTTTACTACGAAGCCGGAGAAGTTCTTTGTCCCTCTCCAGTTTGATTCTCTCGTCCTCCGCCACAGCTTTGATTAGGGCATCAGATTTCTTAGCATTTAATTTCTCATCCTCAGCAGCGGCCTTTACCATAGTATTGGCTTGAGCGATCTTCTCCTGCGACTCAATCCGCCGCCGCTCAATCTCTTGCTGTTGCGCTTTAAGTTTGGCGTCGGTCTGATCCTTAAGCGTTTTGCGCTGCAAATCCTGACCTTTAAGCTGAAGTTCCTGCATCTGCATCTGGATGATTGGATCCTGCGCTTGTGCTTGTGCCTGCTGTTGTGCAGCGGCAGCTTGGTTTTGTTGGAGCAACTGCTGAGAAGCCTGAGCTACCAGTCGAGAAAGCGCTGCTTCTACATCTTCGGATAATGGCTCGTCTTCGTCCTTGTTGTCCATAAGCGGAATCGCCCCTCCAACCTGTTGTTCGATCTGGTTGCGATAGGAGTATCCGTAGTGCTCCATAATGTGCGCTTGTAATGCAGCCATCATTTGCTGGCCCATTGGGTTTTGACCAATCATCTGCGCCGTTACGGGGTCCTGCATAAATGTTTGATGCGTTGTTATATGTGCCTGATGGTCTTGATAAGCAAATGCTTTAAGTGGTTTACCTTTAACTGCGTCCATGTTTTCGGACACGGGGTCACGCGGCTTTTGATCATCTTGCATCGGTACTAATTTCTGAGCATTCTTAATACCTAGCACGTCAAGCATCTGACGGTGTAAGTACGGCAGGTCGTATAACTGAGGTGCGCCCTGCGCTAACTGCATGACCGCCTGATACTGGACAACCTTCTGCGACATGGTGGCCGCATTGGGGTCACTTACCGGAATGACATATACCTGATCGTAGTCAGACTGCTTAGCCATACGACCGCCTTCTTCCGGCTCGTATGAATACTCTTCTGGAGTGTAATCACGAATAATGACTTTAAGAAGCTGGAACTCTTGCTTCATCGAGTAGTGAATACGTGCCTGAACGGCAGACATCACCTTTAACGTCCGCTCTAATATAGCCAGCGTCGTACCAACAGGAGACTGGGCACTCATGTCGGATACCTTCAGATCCGCTGCACTAGCGAACCTACGACCTTCTTCAACGATGGTGCCCAGCAAGGTATATAATACCTGAGACGGCTCCTTATAAGGAAGCGTCATGATGTTGTCTTTGATCGTGCCGGAGGCTACGTCTACATCTCGGAATTCTGCCGGAGCAATCGGCGTGTCATCACCCTTAACCCGAAGACCTTTTGTTTTGAATCCTCCGGGGAGATTAGAGAGAGTACCCGCGTCAACAAGTTGGCGAATAATAGAAGTACCAGACTTAGCAAAAGCGCCAATGAGATGAATGAGACCAAAAGCGTAGAAGCCAAATCCCGGGATGTATGAATAATGGACAAAATGATTGCGTTTTTGTTTAGTATCATCATCTGGATGCCAATTGCGACGGATCGCTAGAACGGTTTGGGTACCTTTTTCGATAGTAACAACGTAAGGCAGAGCAATACCCGTTGGCTCGCCGTCTTCGTCTTTATCCTCGTAGCCGGGAAGATCCATGTCAACGTGCATCTCAAGGATCTTGTACCGATCATCGGATGAGGCACGAAAGCCCATCTTCTCAGCAATCTTCTTCTCAACCTCGTCGAATGCATCAACCGGATCACCAAGTTCTACATCACGATAAAAGCCTGCAACCTGTAGCCTGCGCAGTTCATTCTCTGTCTTACGCATCACGTGCGTAAGCCGCTGACAAGTTTGGATGTTTGACGCCCCATATGGCACCACTACATCTTCAGCAGGGACGAAGAGAGATACCTGACGCTCAATGCTGGGGTCGTAGTACACCTTCTTGAACGCATTACCTGCCAGCCCCAAGCCCCACAACATACGCTCATGCTCAGGTCTATACTCCACCATCACATCGGTCAGTTGATAATTCATATCGTCCTGAACCCGTTGCGCGGCTTCTTTTTTCTCTGGGGTTTCCTTGCCTATGATCTGAGTTTTAACAGGACCTTTGGCTGGGAAGGTCTCCATTATTGTTTCTGCTTGGAACTTAACTAGGGCTTCTGAGAGGAGTGGGTGATACACACCGCAAGCTCCGGGCCAAGGCTCTGTACGATCCTCAATCTTTAAACCAAGGAGTTCTAGGCCATCAACGTAGGTCTGCATCCAGTCCTTGCGGCTAGACAGGTCTTCTTCAAACTCACCAAGCAGATCGCCGCATAACTGAGTTAACTCGTCCTCGTCCATCTCTTCAGCGAGGTTGGCGTTGAAGTCATCACCGTTTTCATCTGGTTCAATCTCAATCTTTATACCACCTGCCTCAATACTTACCCGTTCGGGATCTTCTATCTCAATTTCAATATCAGGCTCCATTTCTTGCCCGAGCAGTAAATTTTCATCCAACCCCATTGGGGCTTGTCCTATTGCTTTATCAATTGCCATAGTTTGTCCTTAGTAATATCCCTCAAACTTCCGTCTAAACGAAGGAAGCTCGTCTTCTTCATCTAATTCTGCCCGCAAATATCCGCCCTTGCGGAATCTCATCAACGCTAGGGACACGGAGTCAACATAGTCATCATGCTCTCCAGCCGGAAAAGATGCAACCTCGTCGATTACTTCTTCTGCCCATTGAGTGTTTGGTGCCCAGACTCTTTTTGAGGCGAACATGTCGGACACGGCGTTTAGTCGGCTAATTTTGTCGTTGCCTTTTACAGGGGTGAACTCCTGCACGGGTATCCCCATAGCCCTCATCTCGTATATTAATGGCGCCCCAGAGGCTTTTTTCTCAATAATTATGGAGTCAGGCCGAAACTCCTCGTACTGCTCCAAGGCTCTTTTCTTTAACGCCGGAAACTCCAGCCGATCCCGGTAGGCGTCCAGCAATATGATGTTTGCCTCGGTTTTCCCTGTATCTGGGTTGATGTGGTAGAACACTCCCCACGTCGTACAGGCCGAATAGTCGCTCCGGGTGGTCTTTTCGAACGCCGTATCCCACGCTTGGAGGATAAAGTCGCAGTGCGGGGGGTCATCATCCTCCCATTGCTGCCACCACTCCCGTTTGACGATAGCCGAAGTCTCAGAAACAGGGTTCTGCTGGTACTGAGCCATCCATTTTGAGTTAGGTAGCTCCTCTTTTAGGGCCGCAAGCTCAGTTAGAGACCAAAACTCAGGCCACAGAGGGCTTCCAGAGGGCAATATCGCCGGAAACTCAATAACTTCCCAGCCTTCACCACCCCTTTGGGCCTCGGCTTTGATCACTTGCCCCGTCAGATCACGCTTACTCCACCGGGTCATCACTATTACTATGCTTCCCCCCGGCTGTAGACGCTGCCGTGGACCCGATGTGTACCACTCATAGACCTTATCGTAGATCTCGGGGTTGACCTCAGCTAGGGCTGCCTCTTGTTCCGAGTGAGGGTCGTCAATAATGAGGAGGTCCGCGCCCTTACCTGTGACCGCACCACCGACACCAATAGCAAAATAGTCCCCACCCTTGTTAGTCGCCCATCTGCCAGCAGCCTTAGAGTCCGCCTGTAGCCCAACTCCCGGGAACAGTCTTGTATAAATTTCCTGATCAACGAGGTTTCTCACTTTCCGCCCGAAGCCCACGGCTAGTTCTGCCGTATGGCTGGTCTGAATGACTTTTTTATGAGGGTATTTACCTAGAAACCAAGCCGGTAGCAGGTATGACGCAAACTCACTCTTGGTATGCCGGGGTGGCATGTTAATAATTAGTCTCTTTAAGTCCCCACGGGCAACCCGCTCGAACGCCGCAGCCATCTTGGCATGGTGTTTTCCCGCTATGAATGAGGGCCACGCTGCTTCTACGAACTTAATGAAGCGTTCTTGGGCTACCTTTTGAGTTCTTAACTCTTCTAACTTATCTAGTTCAGCCAGTAGCCGTTCCTGATCTGCCGCAGATAAGAGAGGAAGTATGTTCGGGATGTCCTTTAGAGACACGGAGTCAAGTAGTGAGGTTTGCATCGTCCTCCCCGTCCTTTAACTCATCACCTAGCGGCCCAATTTCTTTTTCGGGTACTTCAGCCACCCCAAGTACGTCATCTAAGTCTGCTCCAATAGGAGTAACGTCAACTACGTCTGCATTAAGCAGCCGCTTAACCCGTTCTTTAATAGCATTTTCAAGGTCTTCGGGATTCTTATAGTTGATGGTGATTTCGCTTCGCTCAGTAAATAGTCCTATGTCGCTGTGCTTGCCAAGGAGTTCCAAGGCTTTTAGCTCGAACTTGGGGTCTCCGCAGTTAGCGATCTCCATCAATTTATGCGTTATAGCCGAACGGGCAGTGGCTACATCCATAGCGAGTTGCTGACCGTAGGTTCTAAGGAAGGCCGCCGCCGCAAACGCCGTGTTCGGGGACTGTAGACCAGACGCCTTTTTCTTGGCTATGGCTTGCTCTAGCAGAGTTTTTTCTTTTTCTGCCGTTGATTCATCGACTTCCAAGGGTGCACCGAGTGCTACCTGTAATTCCGCCGTAGCCCCCGCTACCGCTACTTCTTCGACAAAAGTAGTAGGCACCTCGTCTTCCGTACTAAATGGCACGGGATGCGTGGTGGTAGGTGTTATCTCGACTATCGGCATGTAATGGTGCGGTTTGTGGCTCCAAGTTGTGCCGAATATAACACAATGAAATAAAAGTGTGGGGGACTTGGAAAACCCCAATCGTCAAAAAAGGGCGCCCCCACGAAAAAATTATATACCCCCCGGGGGTATGGGACCCATTAGGAAAAGTACGGGGGGTGTTTCTATATGAAGAACTAGGTACGTCTTGGCGGAAAAACAAAGGGGGGTGGGGGTATCAAAGTATGTGTAAGTGAAAATAGAAACCGCGAGTTAAGAGTTTAAAAATGTGTAATTCAATGTGCAGATTAGTAAGTTGAAGAGTACCCCGGAGTCCCGTTGTGTATTAGGGGGGTTGGGGTAGGGTAGGGGTCGCGCCACGGCCTAACAATGTTAGGTCAATTATTGTTTCCAAATAACTTGTATTTCGTATCACATTTTGATATAATGGTGTCAAGCAAGCAAGCAATGCTTGCCCGGGTTAAATAGGCCACCCAAGTAAGCGCCTAACAATGTTAGGAGATGTACACATGGAAAATATCCATAAGGTAGTAACCGAAGGGCTTTCACTATCCGCATTACGTCAGGCCGTTGGCGAAGCATTCGAGCGATCATATGGTGCGGAACGTGCCTACGCCGTAGAGTTAAACGCCGCGTTCGGTTCGTTTGACTGGTTCGAGGTAGAAGCAAAAGATGTATCGGAGAGTGCCAAGCCGGTTCACGCGGAAAAGGGTGAATTGTTTAAAGTACTCAAGAGCGCGAAACGCAAGCATTCCAACCCGTCAACCGTATGGGCGCGGATCCGCAAGTATGGGCGCGAGGAAAAGTATCCCAAGGTTGAGGGCGAGGGCGAGGGCGAGGGCGAGGGTTCGGGCGAGGGCGAGGGCGGGAATTCGCAAGCCGGGAATACGCGATCCCCGATGCTCCGCAATGTCGAGGAATTGACCGACCTTTATAAGTTTAATGCCCGTCAGGAATCATTACCCGAGGCGATCAAGAACGCGCAGACATTCATAGTCTCGGCCTTGCGCGAGTTGGGCGTCGATGTGTCCCTAATCAAGTAACCCGAGGCGGGGGCAACCCCGCCCCCTTGAAACCCCGCACTCGCGGGGTTTTTCTTTTGCCCGCTCGGTTTTCACCCTGCGGGCTTTTTTGCGCCTAGCCTAACAATGTTAGGTTTCCTGTTTCCACCAGACCAAAGCGATGATAGTTCTCAGGTAAGTGGAAGGACTTGGTAGACCAAATAAATAGACGAGCGCGATGATAGTTCTCAGGTAGGTGGAAGGACTGACCTAACAATGTTAGAATGTTGGAAAGTCAAACCCCCTTTTGTTAGGTTCTAACATTACCTAAGTCATTGATTTTATTGAGTTTTCTTGTAATGTGATAATGTTAGCGTGATTTTTGAGAGGGGTCGGCTTTTCGAGGTTCTCCGCATC